CTCTTCAGGATACTGATCAAAAATGTATTGATTCAGGAAGCGTGTTTGACCACAGATCTCAAAGTCAGGGATCTCTTTGTGTTCTTCAATGAATTGCTTGGCATCTTTGATAGTACCCTGTTGTACAGGACGCACATATTTACCGTCCAGTGTCTTCCAATCTGTAGGTTTAAGAGATGGTAGATAGAGAGTAGGGTTGAACTTTACCTTATCTTCAAATGCTCTACCATCTTGATATCCTCTCACAAAAATGTTGTTTCCAGATTGTTCGACACTGGTGTAAAACTTCATTCGTCCTCTTTGTCTTTCAGATCATAATATAATGATGCGAACATAGCAGATGGTTCGCAAATGAGAGTGATGTCCGATGAACGAACAGCAAGCTCTCGGTCGTCACTGAACTCGGGGAAGGGCACTGCTCCATCCCCGCTCACTTCACATGGGTATTTTAGCACACAGTCGGGGTCTCCGAACTCTACACCAGGAATCTCTTCAACCTCTGCGACGATCCAATGACCGTCAAACTTGAGCAGTTTCAGCATCATTAGGAACGAAACCAGTGTCAGCAGCAGGTGCTGGAGTTACTTCAGTGCGAGTAGCAGCTGCTTCTGCTGCTTCAGCCTGTGCAACAGTGTTGTTATAGGCTTCAATCAATCCAGGATCAGGAGCACCGATAGAGATAAGTGTAGAGAACGCCACTTTAAATTCGGTATCGGTGGAATATGGAAGCCACTTGCTGAAACGAACCTGAACTTCTTGTGAAGAGGGATCACCAACAGTTTTCTCCACACTCAAGATGTAAGGTCGGATCATGACCAGGCATACAGGTTTGCCCTCTGGGTCATTGTTCTCACGCATTTCCTGAAGATCAGTAATAACACGTTCTCCTGTTTGGAGCACAACAATAGATGTAGCCATAGTTTATACGAAATGGATAATAGTATGATAACACAGAAAAAGAGGGGTGTCAACTGGATTTGGCCAGTTACCCCTCTGTCTGCGCCGACGATATTTGGGTCGCAGTTATTTATTCTAACAGCAATTCTTTTGCTGTGTCTGCAATAGAATATGTCACCTTCTTCTGATGATCGGGAATAATTTTCTTCAGCGAAATACGCAATAAACCGTCCGCAAATGCTACATCAGACACACGCAGATCATCAGATAGTTGCCATGTATTTAAGAAAGATCTCTTTGATAATCCTTTGTGGAGATACTCGACATTAGGATCTGTCTTCGTATCTTTGCTGGCAACTCGGAGAATGTTTGATTCAGTAGATACTTCGATCTCATCTTTTTTAAATCCCGCCAAAGCGATTTCAATTTCGTAATTAGCGGTGTCATGCTTGATTAAATTATAGGGAGGATAGTTTTTATTATGACTCGTCATCGATTCGAGTCTGTGGAAAACATCATCCAATCCCACATAGAAGGGAGAGTAAACGTCCCAAGCGTATTTATTCATTGATAGTCTCCTTGAGTAAGCGAGAGTTGTTAATGGACCCATTACGGCATCCACTACTAATTATAACCGAACATAAAAAAAGCGGGGTGTTGAGCCCCGCACATTTTTATTCGGTTTACACTTCTGTTTTCTTTCGACCGATGTTGTACTTGGACTCAAGCGTCCATTCATCCTTATCTTTAAAAGCAAGAACTTTAATTTGATTGAGAGGTGCTACATCTTCAATAGCAGTAGCATCAACAATAGCAACCAGTCCCCAGTCGGAGAGAAGTTGTGCAATACGATTACGTCTCTGTAGATCATTCAAAGTAAAGTTTGTCTTCTTGCCATCAAGAGCAAACAGTTCTTTAAAATGAACAATGTAGTATCTACCCTGCTTGTGTAGAATGTGACAGGATTGATATAGTTTACGTTCTTTACGGGAAGCAACTCCGATACGGGTGAGTGTCTCACGAACCTTTAGAAAGTCATCTGGTTCGGACAAACTCACTTCCACCATATCAGCGGGTTGCCACTGTACTTCAATTTCAGTTGTCATCTTTGTCCGCCTGTATCTAATAGTTTTTTAATCTCATCTAGTTCAGAATTCGTGAGAATCCTCAATGCGGCGACGGCTTTGTTATGGCTATAACCATAATATTGCTTCACCAATTCAAGATGCTCAAGAGTTTCTTTTCTCACCCACGGCGTAAAACGCTTTCTAGGCTTCAAACTATTTATGTAAAAGTCATATTGCATCTTCTTATCTAACTGATGATACTTGTTCATCTCGTTAGCGAAGAGAATGCTATCGGTAAATCCAGACAGACATTTGTTGATAATAAAAGGAGGATACTTTCTTACAGCATCCTCATTACCATCAAGTAGATTCTTTTTTGATTGATTAATACTATAAAGATAGTCCTTTAGTTCCATTATTTAAATACAGCAGTCACACCAAGAACTTTGGCATTAGGATTACGTGCCAGGGCAACCTCCCTGGCTTCTTGATAGTTGCGAGCAATCACCTCTTCAGTGAAGACATGACCTGCAACGTAGAGTTTAACTTCACATTTCATAGTTAGTAAGGATGAGTTCCTTGCGAGACGCTTGATCTATATTATAACTCCCCACGGAGCGCATGGTGTAAGTGTGTGCAAATTCTGCTACTGTCCACCCTTCGAACCTTTCTTTAACAAGATTAGACGAGTTGTAAGATATGCATTGAGGACCAATAAAACGGTCACAATCAGCAGCAAAGGTGTCATGATCGAAGCACTTGTGCATACTACCTCGCCTTCCGTATAGGTTAGATTTAATATCATAGGGCGGGTCGAGGTAAGTGAAGGTGTCTCGATCGTCGGTAAGTAGCTCTTCATAAGATAGGTTGGTAATTTTCCAATTCTTAATCATCAACGAGAAGTCTGGGAGTCTATCAATGCCTCGCATTGAGAAATTGCTCTCTGAAGCCTGCTTTGAGAAAGATGAGGATTCAGTGAGACCAGAAAAAGAGCACTTGTTAATAACGTAAAAAGCAACAGCACGAGATAAATTGGATTGATTATCTTGTGTTCCATTTAGATAGTCCTTTGATTGCTTAAACAATACTTCTGCTGATGAAGGGTCGCAATGACGATACTTAAGTTGAACAAGTTGGTCACGCATCTCTTTCCCATGATCTCTCAACTCACACCAGAAGTTGTAGAGAGGTTCATATAAATCGTTGACCCAGATATCCAATTTAGGATACCTTTTAGTCACTTCAATTGCTACGCTACCACCACCAAGAAAAGGCTCACGATACTCCGTTGCCTGGGAAAGGTCTGGGAGGAATCGGAACAGGTTTGCCAGTGCTCTGCTTTTCCCCCCTGGGTAGCGGAGTGGTGTCTTCAGTGATTTTAAAGTTTGGGTCATGATATTTGAGGTATTCCCAGAAGGTCATTTTCATTTCTTTTTGCGTCATGCCACAATGTGCAGCTGCAGTAGGTAAGTTCATTGTAGCATGAAACAATCCTTCGTTTGATTCTTTCACGTTTTCAGGTGTGGTCTTCTTCATCGACTTCTCCAGAAAATTCAAATTCTTCGATGTCACTAGCAGGAACTTCATATTCACCAGCAACCAAGTACCAATGATGACCAGCCCTTTCACCAAGATACTTCATTTGATCTTCGGGAAAGCTGTTCTCACGCATTGCTGCCTGAATCTTAAGGTGAATAAGTTCTTCTTGAGTAGGTACTTTCATCAGAGAACAAGTTGTTTTTTAGGTGTAATCAGAGTAGAGAAGATGCCTTCATATTGCTCCACAATACTAGGATTTGGTTCTACCATATAGACTGTATAGTCGCGTGGAACAGTGAATTCAATATCTTCCTTGGCTAGAGGAGACCACGGAGCAAATCCCAATTGTCCTTGACCTTGAGGAACTGCTACTAGAGCATTCCCAATAGTAATTTCAGTATCAGTTTCGTTAATGAGATCGCAAATTACGTCCTCACCAGAACGAAAGCGCACAAGTTTAGTGTTCATTTATTTTCCTTAAGTGTTGTTTCCACGGAACAGAATACTGTCCCCTACTTCTATTGTAAAATAGGAATGCGTTAGCATGATACTGACCATTGAAGGGATCGCGACCATGTTCTGCCGTCATACCATTGTATATCATTGCGTCACCATATGTCAAGGTAACGTAATTTTTATTTCCACTTGGATCTTTTACCCATATATCCCATGGTTCATCAGATGATAGATGAACCGTGATTGCTATTTCACTTTCCAATCTGTCTACATGTGGCTTGAGAATATTGCCATTGTAATACACCCTACCATAGCAGTATGTAGGCAATACTTTTTCACCAAGTATCCAATTTACTTCTGGTGTCTTCGCCACCAACAGTTCTAGGAAAGAAATGTATCCAAAGTTTTGGCGATTGCCATCTTCGTTTACTTCAACATACTTTTCACAGTAGTCAATATATTCTTTTCCCAAATCCTGTGCTTCCTGCGGATCCAGGAATCTACGAAGAACCTTATAGTTATTACTTAAACTCACAACTCATCATGACTTCGGTTAAACATGCCAGTAGATTGATCTCTTGGTCAGCAACAAAAGAAATCTGATACTGATACTTTGCTAGGATCAGAACAGCCTCTGGAATAGATGCGCCTTTGAGGTTTTCATACAAACAGTCATAGATTTTACGGATGACAATGTTGGGATCATTGTCAATGTTTTCCACAACCCACTTACGAACCGTGGTGAACTCTTTGTTCTTCATAGACCTGACTAGATCATTGACTGACACATCAGCAATGTCAACCAAGATAGATGTATCGATCTTTCCAGTAGCAGCATGACGCTGACACTCATTTATCAGACGACGCCAGTCAGGATAGTAACGTTGAATCAACTTGACAAGAATCTTGTCCTCACACTCAACCTCATTCTCCTTTAGGATCTGTTTAAGACGCACAAAGAACTGACCCTGAAGCTCCATCTTGGCTTCGTTCTTAACACGAAAGTCCACCACCGTGCAGCGAGAATGCAGCGGTTCGATGATCTTGTTTGGGAAGTTACAAGTGAAGATGAAACGACAGTTGCTGTGAAACTCCTCCACAGCCGCCCTCAAGGACAGTTGCACGTCGTTGGTGGTGTTGTCTGCCTCATCAATGATAACGACCTTGTGGGGCGCTCCAGAGGCGAGAGAGACGGTGCTAGCGAACTGCTTTACCTTGTTCCGCACCGTGTCTAGGAAACGACCCTCGTCGGACCCGTTGATGACGATATAGGAAGCACCTATCTCCTCACAGACTGCCCTGGCTACGGTAGTCTTACCGACACCAGCAGTTCCTGCTAGCAGTAGGTTAGGAATCTCACCTTGTTCTAGGAATGCCTGAAAAGATTCCTTGATATTCTTGGGCAGAATACAGTCCTGCAGTTTGCGAGGTCGATACTCTTCGACCCAAAGGAATTTTTTATTCATCATTAAGTAATTCTACAGGCTCAAAAATTTCATCCATAGATCCATGCTTAAACACAGACTCTGGATGATTCATAATACTACCACGAAAATACTCGCCAAGTCCATGAGACTTTACGGTATAGAACATAGTTTTTTTCTTTTGTTTACACCACTCAATAGCGAAGAGTAGTGCGGCTCCATCAATTTTACTATTAAAGTCGGCAGTAAGAGTGACAAATTTTCTTTTTTCTGTCATCAAGAATCCAACCTTATCTGGTCGCATCCATTCTGGCAAAGTCCACTCTTTTAACCAAGCACATCCATAGCTATCACATATTGGAGGTCGCGATAGATCTTCATAGATACCACAACCATGTTCCATAACGTGAGGACAAGGATGCTCTGGATATACTTTATGTTCGTTGATCTTAACTGTTAAGGTTCCACGGCAGCACAAAGTACATCCACCACATTCTTTTCCGTTCATCAAGGTTCAAGTGCAATATAGTATTTCAATTCAATGCTCTGATGAATCCACTCGGTAATACCACCAGAAGCAACATTTACTTTATAGTTTCCTGGGTGCAGACGAAGGTTCTCAACTTTCATAGAAAGATCAAACTCACCAGTGCTTTCACCACTCACAGTTTGACTGTATACATTGCCAGTATCATTCTCTTTGTCGCACAGATCAAGATTGATTGTACCATCAGAAGAAGCTCGGAATGCCAGATCTGGCAAATCATAAACTGCAGATGCTTTCTGAAGTGCAACTAGATCTTCATACTTAACCACAAAGCTAAAGTCAGTTCCAGGAAACTTAACCGTAGTTTCTGGTGCAGAACTCAAAGTAATCTCTGGGTTTGAGAAATAATACTTTGCTGAACGACCGTTACCACGAATAGTAACATAATTTTCATTGTCGAACTGCAATGCAGCGTCATCAAAGAGAGACAGTCCTGCAAGAAACTGGTTCAAATCATAGATACCAAAAGTTTGAGGGAAAGCTTCTTCGCTTTTATATTCAGCAATAGCATTCTGACCAACACTAATGGTCTTGAGTACAGTGCCTTCCCGAATAAGGATAGAACTATTGATTGTGCAAAAGTTCTTGAGAATGTCGCGAGTTTGTTTAGAAAGGATCACTGTGCTCATTGGTTGTAGTGTTCAGTAACGTTGGTTTTGTCAGAGAAGTGAAGAAGAAGCAACCCATAGTGCAGGATCTTGATGATGTCCCGACGAGCGGTGCCCTTCTTATCATATCGAGAAGCATACTTGAGGATGTTGCTTCGGCAAAATGCCTCTGCATCACCACATGCTTCGATCAAGTCTAACGTTTGAATACTGTCATTGCCAGCAGAGTAATGTTGATTATAGGTTCCAGAAATATAGTCACGTAGCTCTTGGAGTAGAGCGTCTTCATTGTATTTGAAAGTCATTTATCCCAGATAAAGTCAATGTCATTATGGTAGCATTCAATGATGGAACCGTCAATCTTTCTGACGAATAGAACGAGGTTTTGTCCACCAAGAATTTTAACGGTCTGCCCGTCTTTGAGACGGGCTAGGTGACCGATGTATCCGTGGAATTCAAGCTGTTGCTTCTTCATTAGCGTTCTCATCGATTTTGTCGTAGAGTTCAATAAAGGAAGTCTTGGTCTCGTCATCGAAACGATTGACACAGACTTCGATTGCCTTCATGCGCTTACCGAAGATCGAGAAAGCACGGACAATGTGGGTTAGGCGGCGGGTAGAGATGACTTCATCAATACCACCATCATTAAAAGTCTTACGAATAACTTCTGCCCAGGTAGCAAGTTTAGCACAGAACTCATCATCTTGGCAACCCAGTTGTTCAGCAAGTTTCTCAAGAATCTTGGTTTCAACAGCAGGGGTAGGATACTCCTGCTCGAAGGTCAAAGCAAAACGCTCAAGGAATGCTTCGTTGAGGACGTTGGTGCCGATGAAACGTCCGTCATCAGAACCTTTGCCCTTGGTGTTGGCAGTAGCAATGATGTTGAATCCAGAAGCGGGTTGCACATAGCGACCAGTCTTTTTCAGAAACACACCTTTACCTTCAAGGATGGACTGGAGGCATAGAATTTTGTTGGAAGCAAGGTCAACTTCATCGAGTAGCAGGATTGCACCTCGTTCGAGTGCTTCCACGACAGGTCCGTTATGCCAAACAGTTGCCCCATCCACAAGGCGAAAGCCACCAATAAGATCGTCTTCATCAGTTTCAATAGTAATGTTGACACGAATCAGTTCACGATCCAGTTGGGCACACGCTTGCTCCACAGAGAAAGTCTTACCGTTACCAGACAGACCAGTGATAAAAGTCGGGTAGAAGAGACCAGATTTGATGATCTTCTTTACGTCAGCAAAGTTCCCGAACGGGACATAAGTGTCGTCCTTGAGAGGAACGAGGTTCTGTTCTTCCCGCTCGGTAACAGGAACAGCCGCAGGAGCATTATAGGTCTGCTCAAGTTTCTCCTGAACAGTCAGGTTCCAAGTGCCACGGCGGACATAGAAATCACGCAGACGCTTTACCGCAGTCGGATACGTAACTCCAAAGTGATCTGCAGCAGAACGAACAGCATCAGCATTGATGTCGTTACCATAAGTTTCGGACAGATAAGAGGT